CCGACGACATCAGAGATGATCGGGGCGACGGGGAGATCCAGAGGGTCTGGGTATTTTGCAGGCTCTGGGTAGATGAGGCGCACTGCGGGCTCCTTCTTAATGGGGGCATCTAATCTGGCGCGGACGGCCTTGTAATGTGCGTGGAGTTCCTCAAGCGTTCTCATTTTATTCTCCATTTGAATTGTCAGCGAATTGCCAGTGAAACGTAATGCTGTTTGTACTGCTCCGGGCGTCGAGCAAGCCTTACGTTCCATTTCGCCCATCCCGCCACATGGCAGGCCGCCATCTCACGAGGTTCGCGCACACCTCCCTGCTCTATGCAGGCCTTCATGTGCGCGATCCCCGCGAGGATGTTCTGATCGCAATCGTACATATGCGCCGGGTCGAAGCCCAAGGTGCGAGCAGAGCTGTCGATGAGCTGGAAGACGCCCTTAGCGTTGCCGTGGCGCGTCTTCGGTCCCTTGGCGTGGCAGGCAAAGCCGCTCTCCAGCTTCGCGATCCGCAGTGCGGTATCAACCCACTTGGAGCCTAGCTGCGCAGTGACGTGGCGCTTGATAGCGTCGATCACCTTCTGCTTCGCAGGCGTCACCTTCGAAAGCTTCACCAGCTTACCGTAGGGATTTGAAGGGTAGACCAGCTCGCCGGTCCAGTTGTTGGCCTTGTCTCTGGCGAAAAACTCGGCTGCGGACATCTCGTCTGCAAGGGCGGGTGACGCCATACTTAGGGCCACAAGGGCCAGCGCGATCTTCTTCATGTACAACTCCTGTTGCGGGCAGGACCATTCTCTCCATCGGCCATGCGGTTTCGGGACGCCTACTTTAGCTTGTCGTCGAGCAACTTGCGATAGTGGGCGATCTAATCAAGGTCGGCGTGTTTCTTGACGAGGGGCTCACTCTTGAAGGTCAACCATCTGCCTCTCCCGCAAATATCGCCTTCCATTGGCCGGGATGCTCTGCGTACATCTCGTCAATCATCTTTTCCACACCGGGCCTGAGAAGCTCGCGAAGCTGGGCAAGATTGATCCCGCTGCTAGGGGGAACCCAAACCCTGTTTGGGAATGTGTAAAGCTCGCTTGTGGTGACCACTTTCACCGGCATCAGGCTGCTTGCTTTTACGACCGCAGGCGCCGCAACAAGACCGAACAAGCCGGTGAGGAACTTGCGGCGGGGAAGAAGGAGGCCGGTCATTTTTTCTTTTTCCTTTCCTTCAACATGGCGTCGGCGATTTCATAAGCCACTCGCGCCTTGTCGCCATTGTACAAGTCATAGTCTGGATTGGCGACAATCCCTGTCAGTGCAACCATTGCGAACTGATCGCGCAGCGTCAGCGTCTCGCTCATGGAAATCGGCGTTGTGACAGGACGTTGAGCGCCTTTTTTGTCCATTACAGTGTGACGATAATAAAGCGTTTCAGTCATCTTTCTTCTCCCTGATGGTAATTCGGGTCCGGGTTGTAGACATAATATGGCCAGTAATTGCCCATGATCTCTCTGCGGGCAATGTACTCCCACCAGATCGTAATTTCCTCGCCTGTCTCTTGGTTCCGTATGGTCTTGGGATACCAAGCAAACCAGCGATGCCAGTTGTGTTTCTCACTGACCCAGCGCATCAGTCCCCCCTGAAAATATCGGTCAGAGCTGAGATCATCATATAGGTCAGGACGATCAGAACCCCTGCCAACATGAAGATCACCCAGCCCACGACAAGGAACTCCAAGATAGCAACCATGCTAACCTCCCCATGCGATGATGACGTTGACGCCAATGAGGAACATCATGGCGCCGACCAGCTTTAATTCAACATTCGATGTCATGCTTAACTCCCACTGCTTGATAATAGGCCCGCACGATCTCCGCCTTCACGGCGTCGTCGGTGATATTCATAATGGCGAGGTGAGCAATCCTGCCCAGCGCCTCCGTCATGTTGTCGATGTAGTCGGCGGCTGCGGGGCCGTCCGGGTTGATCAGCACATGCTTGCTGACGGGGTAGGCTGGGTCGATGAAGAGGTTCGTCTTCCTCAACTTCTCCTGTATGCGGGCCATGTCAATCTCCATATCAATGTTGGCGACTTCCCCACTCTAGGGCAGAGAAGTCGCCATTTCATTAACGCAGACACGCATACGCTGTACCATTCTGGGACTACCGGAAATCGTTGTCCTCATCCCAGTTCTTGATGGGCGTGGAGGGCATGCCGTATTCATCGGCCACGTCCTTCGGCATCGAGTGGCGCAGGCGCTTGTCAGGGAAGCCGAGGGCCTTTGCGGTGGCTGTCACGGCCTCGCTGACGCGGCCCGGATTGACGGCATAGAGGGCCGCAATGTGATGCTGCGGGATGCCGTTAATCAGGTAGGCATATGCCGCCCTGAGTTTCTCGTCACAGGTGAGATCGCCCTTTGCGTAAGACATCAGTGAGCCTTTCCTTCGTGTGTTGCATTAAGAGTGTCGAGAACATCATATGTCTTGTTAATGATGCTGGTGCAGTCAGCAAGGGCGCTGCGGACGCCTTCAAGGGCCTCCTCTCGATTGTCAGCAACGCTGATGACTACTGACGTAATCAGCTTCGTGGAGAAGCTCGCGACGGCTGCAATGCTGTTGCCGAACTGCGGATCTTCTGTATCAGCGAGCTTCTCAAGGATGGTTGCGAGCAGTATCCTGAGATGCTTTTCATTCAATTCCATCTCCATCAGACGCCACTCCCGTTGAGCTGATCAACAAGGTCGCGCATGCCAGAGTTGAGGATTTCGTTACTGATGGCCAAATCAGCCGCATCAGCCTTGGTCGCAAACTCGCCAGCGAAAGCGAGATAGTTGACGCCATCAACGTAGTTGTCGGGCTTCGTGGGCGACTTCCTGATGCGCGAAAGCTTCAGGGAGTGCATGAAGATGTTGGCCTCGTAAGGCGACAGCTCCTTCCCCGTGATCATCTCAAAGATCTCACAGGCGCGGATCATCGTGTCCTCCATGTTCCCATACTGGGTGTCACGGTCGCGGAGGATGAGGACGGACTCGGTCAGGATTTCAGTGTGGTTCATTTTAATTCTCCTACTTGCGGGTGATGAAGTCGATCTTGGCCATCAAGGCCGTGGCTGCTTCGCGAGACTTCTTTGCCTCGTTCGAAAGGTCGTTGTGTCTGACGACAAAGGCGTCAAGGGTCTTGTTAATTTCCTCCCAAAGGTCGCGCATGGCGGTGATGGATTTCTCGATCTCCTCCTTGGCCGCCGTCATCTTGGCGATCTCATCATTGATGGCCTCGCCGCGCTCAGGACCAAAGTTATCTTCGCGAATGGTGCGGACCCAAGCCTCTGGAACCTTCAGGCCTTCGGCAACACGCTTGTCGTCATACTGAGCCTCATAGCCTCTGGTCTCATCAAGATAGTGCATATCAATTTCGGCGAAGATGATGCGACGATCTTCCTTCGTCATTTCCTGCGGGATCTTCGGGTCGAAATTCATTTCACTCACTCCATCATTCAATAAGGGCTTCGGCTCGACCACTACAGGCGCCTGTTCATTCACTATAGGTGTGGGGGCGGGCTTGGGCGCCACGGGAGGCTTCTTGCTGAAGAAGCTCTTAAGGTCGCTCTCCGCAATGACAAAGGCGCCCACCTCATTCTTGATGCACTTCAGGCGCCCGTTGCGGATATTTTCATAGATGCGGTACATCGACGCAAAATTGGCATCGACTGCCTCCTTCACGGTAAGAAGCTTGTCCACGGGCGTCTCCTGCGCGGTGGGGGGTTCTAACGCCAGAACTGGGGAAGTGCCCGCAGCAAGGGCCAGAGGGGGCGGAGCGCCACCGGCAAGGCCCTGAAGCTCTCTGAGCTGGCTGAGATCTTTCAATTTCAATGTGACTGGCTCCCCAGTGATTTCACGCGGCTTTAACTTGATCTTGTTCGATACAACGCAAATGCTGCAAATGTCGTCGTTGACGCCTTTGCCAATAGTCCACCCGCGCTGCTTGAATTTCTTCGCCGACACTTCAGGCGGCAGAGACCCCGAATGGGAGCCGATGCCGATCCTGTCTGACTTGCCACATTGGCGGCACGTTATCTTGTATGCTGACGATCTGTGATCAGCATCAAGGCTTGATCTCACGAAAGTTCTGATCATATCCATCTCCATTTTTAATTCGCCCTTTATGGGCAGTGGTGATTGTTCCCAGCTCTTTAATCTTGCCAACGACGCGATAGTTGAGAGCGGTGAAGCCGACACTGTAGTAGGGATCGGCGCCCAGTGGCGTTTCCGTATTCCGATAGAACTCTTCGACAAGGACGAACTCGCTTTTCTCCAGAGCCGTGCAGAACTCGGCGAGGCTCTTGGCAGGATGCTCACATGTGATTTGGTGAATGGGGCCTCCGCGATGGGATGGCATGTTCATCGTGAGCAAGAACTTCAATGTCACTCTCCAGTTGGTGGTGGGGCGAGCCTGAGCCCGCCCCGGTGTTATTAGCCGAAGTCTTCATCATCGGCAGGGGCCGCCGCCTTCGGGGCAGGAGGCGCAGCGCGCGTCGAGCCGGTCGAGGGCGGAGACTTGGGTGCGTTCATCGCAGGCTGGATGAACTTGTCAGCCTGCGGAGCAGCCGTCTCGTTCAGGCCGCTGGGGCGCTTGACCCACCCGGCGATCTTGAAGACAGGCTGATAGTTCGTGGACTTCTTCGTGCCCGAACCGCTCTCGATGGGGATGGTATCCTCAAGAACGACGACAGGCAGCTTGCCGGGGTTGGCGGGGGCGCCTGCAAGGTATTCGTCATGCAGGAGGTCGATCCCCTTCATCATGGCGCCGGAGGTGCCAGCAAGCTCGCGGCAGTCGCCACCGCACTCGCCAGACAGCTTGACGGCCATGCGGATGCCACCCTTGTGGTTGTCGGAAGGCTTGGGGCCGCGCTCAGTTCCGAAGGGAACCATCTGGAAGTCGGGCGCCGACCCGGAGTTAAACAAGATCCAACCGACCTCAAGGTTTTCGAAGTCGAAGACAGCCTTGAAGCTGCGGGTGATGTCGTGAGGCGTCGATACGCCATCCTCACGATCCACACGGAAGAAGCGGCCCGCGCGCGCGTCGAACTTCACGATGGGGAGGAAGTCTGCGCCACCGCCGGTGCCGCCATAAGAGAAACCAAGTGCCATTGTCATTACTCCATGATGGGGCCATATGGCTGACCCCTTGCCTTTGCCCACATGGGCGAAACTTGATCAGACGAGTGGGGGTTACCCACGCCCCCGGATGCCCGGCGTTCTCCTTAAACTACCGCCTGATACCTACAGACCCCACACGTCAAAGGCCGCTTTACGCGCCATCGGGTCTGCGAAATAGAAACTGTCTACCTCCGGGACGACGATGGCCGCCAGCTCGGCGGGATCGTCGGAGATCGACAGGAAACGCTGGATCGTCAGCGCAATCTTCTCAAGAGCCAGCACATGCTGCGCCACGTTCTCCAGATGGTACGTCGCAGACTTCTTGCTTGTGACGTAGGTGAGACGCGCATCGAGATTGTTGCCCCGTGCAGCGACATAGAGAGCAACTTGCCGCGCGTGGCTGGTGGAGATTTTCGAGGGAAGCGCATGTGTCGTCTTGAGATCTGTGAGGATGCCATGATTTGCCCATTCGAAGTCATAGAAGCCGATCATGGGGACCATCAGGCCCTCGATGTGGTACTCGATCTTGCCCTGCGTCGAGGTGGGCTGGCCATACGGGCGAAGCTCTGCAAGGCCCATCTTCACCATGTCGCCAATGGCGCCAGCTTCCTTCTCGCGGCGACTATCGCCTGAAAGGGCGGTCAGCTTGTCAAACTCGGTCTTCGCGATAGCGGCGCACGTCTCGTCATCGGAGCCGTTGAGCAGGCCCTCGACGATACCGGCCTCGACGGCATTGCCGCGATAGGCTGCGGCGCCGACAGGGCTGCGCTTCTTCATGCACTTCTCAAGCACGAACATCGCTGGGCTGTTCGTGAAGAGATTGCAGGCGGACGGGGAGAGATGCTGGAGGTTATGAACCTCGAATGGATTTTTCATGTGTACCTCAATTTCAACTGTCCGCAGGGTAGGCTGATTTGCGAAACGCTGTCAACGGACAATTTGTCTTTTCCCCTAGTTGACTTCAAAGACAAAATGTCTCACCTTCGCAAATCACTTGGAGGGGGCCATGAGCGAGATTGTCTCGGGTATGCTGATCTGGATCGCTCTTATGGTCGGCGCCACCATGTTGGTCGTCGGGGTCGTGGCCTTCTTTGAAGCCGTCGCCGATTTTTTCGTGAGGGTGCATGATGAGGAAGACTGACTACGAGTGGGATCTGATCCTGCGCGCTGCGGAGAAGCTGGGCGTCAGCCGCCACGCCCGCACGAAGTGGAAGAACCGGCAGATGGTGCCCCACCGGTGGCGCCCGCAGATCATTGAGGCCACGCGCGGCGTGGTCAATTGGGATCACTTCACAGCCCTCGACGAGGCAGCAAGGACCGCAGCATGACCGTCTATATCGGTATCGACCCCGGCCTGAATGGCGCCGTCGCCTTTTTCTTCCCAGAGCAGGGCCACCTGTCTGTTCTTGACATGCCGACCTTCGAGGTTAAGCGCAACAATAAGTTAAAGAGGGAAATCAATATCCCCTATCTTGCGTCATTTATTGACGAGGCCATTATCGGCCCCGACTGCAAGGCCGTGCTGGAGCGCGTTGGGGCGATGCCGGGTCAGGGCGTCAGCTCTGTCTTCTCCTTCGGTCGCAGCACGGGAATTGTTGAGGGCGTTCTTGCCGCCCTGCGTGTCCCTGTCAGCATCGTCACCCCGCAGACTTGGCAGAAGGCCGCTGGCGTCCGTGGCGGCAAAGATGGGTCGCGCCTACGCGCTTCAGAATTATTCCCAAACTTCGCGGGCCTGTTTGCCCTGAAGAAGCACGATGGCCGCGCAGATGCGGCCTGCATGGCATGGTTCGCAGCAACACGTTGAAATCGAGATAGATATGAGCTTGGCAATGTCATTTGACCCTGATTTCGCCGACCCCACAGAGTGGGCTCGCATGTATCGCTCGGTCGGGATGCAAGTCGTCCCGGCCATGAGCCACAAGGAAAACCGCCAGCAATGGAAGCGCCCCGCCCTCCCGAAGTGGAGAGAGCTGGAGAGCGAACTCATCCCCGACTTCACGTTCGAGCGTTGGTATGGCGAGGATGGCGAGCATGCCCGCCGCAACAACATGGGCCTGATCGCGGGCGCCTGCTCGAACGGGATCTTCGTCGTCGATCTGGATCTGCACAAGGACGTGCGGGCTCAGGCGTGGTGGGACGACATGTTTCACATGAAACAGGCCGCCGGTGAGCTGGAGACGGTCGAGCAGGCCACCGGCGGTGGAGGCGTCCAGCTCTTCTTCCGCGCCCCTCTGGGATGGGTTCCTCCGACGTGCAAGACCAGCATCGGGGTGGACATCCGGGGGCAGGGAGGCTTCGCCATGATGCCGCCCAGCACCCACGAGAGCGGCAAGTCATACCGCTGGAAGGACGGCCACGAGCCGTGGGAGATGGACATAGCCTCGGCGCCGCAATGGTTCTGCGATCAGATCACCCAGCTCGCCATCGAACACGGCGGATCTGGTGGGAACCGTGTAACAGGCGAAAAAACTGCGTCACCAAATAAAGCTGTGGATAACTTTGGCAATATCGTCGATGGCCGCGAGGACTACATGACCAAGCTGGTCTGGGCTGCGGTCGTGGATCTCTACCGGGATGCCCCTATTCCGCCCTCGAAGGTGGAGAGCGAGACGGCGATGAATAACGCCTTCGCCACCTATGAGCGCAAGGTGAAGAGCCGCATCCACGCCCCCGGCGTGTCCAACTTTGACCTTCTGGAGCGCGAGGGTCGCGGCTTCAGCATGTTCCGCCACAAGTGGTCCAACGCCATCGACCAGTGGGATGGGAAGGTGGCGGAGCATGCGAAGACGGAGCGCCCCAGCCGCCCTTTCGATCAGGCCGATGAGCCGCAGCCGGTCAAGTTCTACAAGGTGGATGAGGAAACCGGCGAGCTGTTCATTGATGTCGTTAAGCCAACGACCGTTGATCTATTTGAGTTCCTCGACATCGAGGGGATCTTGTCCCTCCCCAAGCCGAAGTATCTGATCGAGAAGCTGATGATCGAGATGGGCCTCGGTTTCGTCTATGGCCCTCCCGGCTGCGGCAAGAGCTTCATCACCATCGGCATGGGCCTTTCCATCGCCGCCCAGCGCCCCGAATGGTTTGGGCGGGCGATCAAGAAGACCGGCCCCATCGTCTACATCTCCTCCGAGGGCGTCGGCGACATCGGCAACCGCATCCTCGCATGGGAGAAAGAAGCTGGCGTTCAAGTTCGCGGCCTCCCTTTCTACCTGATCCGGCAGAACATCAACTTCATGGCGCAGGCGGACGTGGAAAGGCTTCTGCGCACGGTGGCCGAGATCTCCAAGGTCGTCGGCGAGTTCCCTGTCGCCGTCTTCGTGGACACGGTCAGCCGCGTCCTTCCCGGCGCCGACGAGAACCTCCAGAAGGACATGACCCTGTTCATCGGCGCCTGTGACGCCGTGCGCAATACTTTCGGCGCCACGGTCGTGGGCGTCCACCACACGAGCCGGGCGGGCAACCTTCGTGGCTCGACCGTCTTTGACGGCGCCGGTGACTTCCTTCTCGGCATTGAGCGCGAGGAGGGCGAGAGCATCGGCGAGATCCACGCCCGCAAGATCAAGAGCGCCGAGGATGGCTGGAAGCAGCCCTTCGAGCTGAAGAAGGTCGTCGTCAACGACATCACGGGCGAGACCAGCCTTTACGCCGCGCAGGCAACCGCCAAGGCAGAGGCAAAGAGCGTCTGGCCTGAGAAACAGGTCTGCCGCGACATGTTGAACGTGATCAGGACGGCATGGTTCTCCGGGCGCCCGCTCTCAAGCTATTCCCAGACCCGCAAGCAGGGGCGCTATGCCGCCTCGGTGCTGGGTCAGCAATTCGACCAGCCCGAAAAGCTGATCGAGATGATGGTGGACACATGGCTGTCCAACCAAGTTCTGTCCTACGAGGTCGTGGACAAGAACACCAAGATGCAAGGCCTTAAAGTAATCGGATCAATCGACTAGAGGGGAAAGTTCATGGAATTTGATAACGAGCGTCTCGCGCGCGAATGCGAAAAAGTAGTGTCCCGTGTCCGCATCATCCTGAAGGACAAGGGTGGCCCTGTCATTATGAACAGCCTGTCCTTTATCTTGGCGGAGGCGATGTTTAACACCAGCAACCAGCCCAACTGGGAAAGCAACCTCAAGCACATCTTCAAGGCCGTCGAGGAGCATCTGAAGGAGTTCGCCGCCGAGGCTGCGAAAGTGACCGAGGGAGAAGCCCAATGAACCCCTTGGATATTCTCTTCAAAGACATCAAGCTTCCCGACACCGTCCTGCACACGCGGATCTCGAACTGCGTCAACGCTGAAGGCATGGAGACCCTTGGCGACATCGTGAAATGGACCGAGGCTGAATGGCTGCGCGTTCCGAACTTTGCCGCCAAGAGCCTCAAGGAGCTTGAAAAGATCCTCGCCGGTTTCGGTCTGGCGTTGGCGGCCAAGCCCGTGAAAGAGCCTGCGAAGAAGCAGAGAAAATATTTTATGATGTGCTGGCAACCGATCAGCACGGCGCCGAAGGATAACACCCTCATCATCTTGGCTGGCAAGGACAAGAATGGCGAGTGGACTGTGGAGCAGGGCCACTGGGAGACATACAATTTCTGGGTGGGCGACGAAGAAATGACGCCTTGCTGGGAATGGTCGGAAAGCACACAGCCGACCCATTGGATGCACCTCCCCGATCCGCCGGAGGTGCCCGATGACGCCGCGTGAAGTGAACCCTGCCGACATCAGCGAGGAGGTGGAGGCGGAAGTCTCCACTGCCCTCAACAAGATGGTGGCGGACGAG